ATATAGGATATCTTTGGTATGATACTAATACTGATATTATTTGGAAGTGGAATGGTGTTGTTTGGATAAATACACTTCCAGTTGATAGTGCAGTAGACCCATCATTAACTTGGACAGTTCAACAAAAGGCAGATTATGTAAATTATTTATGGGGCGACACAAACGGAACAACAATAATTGATTATGAAATTGCACTTAGTACACAAGCAGTTCTTACAACTGGAATTAATTATGTTTTGATTTATACAAACGGTACAAAAATCATAAATCAATTATATGAAACAATTCAAGCATATGCTCAAAAAGGTGACGTAATGTATGCTACTGGTGTTGTAAACAATAATACAGTTAGAACGGTTGCTGGTGATACTGTAGTAGATAATTGGTATGTTGTTTTATATGAAGGAATTACTTGTATTATAAATCAAAATAAAGCTCGTGCCCTTACTGTAAATGAACAAATAGCCTATTTAGGCGGATATTTGAATGTGGGGGTGTAAATAATGGCAACACTTATATTGAATCCAAATTTGATAGAATCTTGGCGTTGGGATTATTCTACATGGATTGATGTAACGAATGAAACATCGACATCTGTTTATAATCATCTTTCAAAAAGTCGTAATAGAACTCCTCAATTTAGAATTCCAGCTAATTCTTTATCTGGACTAGATATTACAAGTGTAAAACTTAAATTATACAAACTTGGAGGAATGTATTCTTCATCAAATAAACTTTACTTGTATGCTACAAATACTTCTAGATATTCTACAACTTATACAGGTACAGACTATGGTTATTATGCACAAGCAGTAACGGGATATATAGAATTTGATATAACTACTTTGTTTAATAATATATCGAATAAAGATTCTATATGGTACATACTTTTAACAATTAGAGATATTGCTGATATAGGAGAAGTGATGGTATTTTCTTCTAACGGAAGTAGTTCTCTTGGAGTTCCTTATGTTGAAATTACATATACACCACCAGTTACAGATTGCATTGCACCAACAACAGTTGATGTTGACTTAGCAACTCCTCCACCAAGTTATCCAATTGAAATTTCATGGGACGCTGGAACTGCTGGAACAAATAATCCAATTACTGGATATTCTATAACGAGATCAACAACGGTAGGTGGAACATATACAGAAATTGATACCACTATTCCAGAAGTTAGAACATATGATGATACTTCTCCAATCTCTGGTTCTTATTTTTATAAAATTATAACATTGGGAACAGAAGAAGGATATAATAGTGATCCTTCAACAGATTATGCTCAAACAACTTCAACTACTACAACAGATTGTGTTGTATCAACTACGGTTACGGCAAACCCAGAGACTCCAGAACCAAGCGCATCTAGTTTAATAGAATGGGACGCTGGAAGTAATGGAACAAATAATACTTTAACAGGATATGCTTTATACAGAGATACTTCTGTTGGAGGATCGTTTGCAACCTTAATAGCGGAAGTAAACTCTTCTACGTTAGAATATTCTGTTGTTGCACCACCAACCGATGGTAATAGTTATTATTATCGTGTTAAATCAATAGGAACTTATACTGGATATGATAGTGATTTATCAACAGATTATGCAACTGTAACCGCTACGCAAAGTGCTGCGGCTTGTACCGCTCCACAAACAATTTCAATTAGCGAAGAACAACCTGAACCAGAAGATTTAGTTGATATAACCTTTAGTGATGCCGCCAATGGTGATGGAAACGCAATTACTGGATACAAATTATATAGTGATACTAGTGAATTTGGTTCTTTTACAACATTAGTTGATTCTTTAACTACCAGTAATACTTATGGAGTTTTCGAAGATATCACAGCATCGTCATCTTATAATATAACTACCTATTATAGAATAAAAACAATAGGTACTTTAAGTGGTTATGATAGTGGTTTATCTGAAGAAGTCCACACCTTAACAAGTTTAGATGCTGATTATACAATATCTTTACCAGTTGAAGCAACACTACCAGTTGGAATTGAATATATTGTTGTATATTATGATTCTACAAATGTATATGCAGTTAGTGACGATTCTGTAATTGATACCGTTGCTACTGGTACTATTTTTCCAGCTTCTGGTGTTTATAATGATGTTGGAACTTCAACCTACATTTTTTATGTAACAAATTATTCTGTTGCCGCGTATGTTAAAGCAGAAGATGCCAGACAATTAACATCTACAGAACAAGACTATTATATAACATATGGAACTACACAAACAGATAGTGTTATAAAACAATGGACAGGAACAGATTGGACAACCGAAGTATCTTCAAACGTTGGGGCTTGGTCGCAAGCCGCTTCTTCGGAAATTAATCAAACTGCACAAGAAATTTCTTTTAAAGTTTCTCGCGGTGCTATAATTTCTGAAATTAACCAAACAGCAGAAGCAATTAAAATACAAGCTGGTAAAATTTCACTGGAAGGATTAGTTACCGCTAATTCATATTTCAAAATATTAGAAGATGGAAGTATGGAAGCTAGTGCTGGAACTTTTGCCGGAAATTTAACGGCTGAAACAACCTATTGTAATAATTTATTGTTAAATAGTGGAAAAGAAATGACTGTTGGATTGTGGAAAATTGGTTCTACTGGAATGTATTATCCAAGTGGATTAGGATATAACTACCTTGGATTTTTATACACTGGTTCACAGGCTTATGTTTCTTCTCACGTTCCAATGAATTTGGGGCCAGATTTAGGTAATCCTTTATATATTACAGCTTCCACTATAAATTTTTCTACAACATATGCTACTTATTCTGCGGATATCGGGCCAGATGAGTCTGCATCAGGATATTCAGATATTACATTCAATCCATCTGAAGATCAAGCTGGAAATATAGGAACACCAACTCGTTTGTGGGATACAATGAGTTGTAGAGTATTATATTATGTATCTGGTGGTCAAGCATCTTCAATTAAATTAAAAAAAAATGTTAAAAATTATACAGAAGATACTGGAAAAATTATTGATTCTTTACAAGTTAAAAAGTTTAAGTATAACAAAAAGAAAGAAGATAAAGAACACATTGGTTTAATTTGGGAAGATACAGTTGACGTTGCGCCACACTTATGTTATCAACACAAAGAAGGTCAAGATGAATCAAAGTGTATAGATTACAATGAACTTTCTGTTATTTTACTAAAAGAAATTCAAAATTTAAGAAAACGAGTAAAAGAACTTGAAACTGTTAATAAAAAGTATGAAACTAGACTTACTAAATTAGAAAAGATGATAAATAAGTAATTTTATACTACTAATTACTACTATTGGTTATTATAATAATTCTAATAGTGTAAGAAACTAAGACTAAAGGGAGGCGAAATGCCTCCCTTTTTTATGCCTTTTAGTCTAATTCAATTCTAACCTTATAATCATCTAAACAATGTTCGCAAACATAGAGTTGCGGATAATAAGTGTCACCTTCATATAGTTTTTTCCCGCAATTCGAACATTCTATATAACAGTGGTCTTGTTCATACGGATTCGGATATTGTTTATCAAGATATTCTTCTATTTTCTTTTCTACTTCTATTGGGTTACTGAATTGGTCACACCAAAAATTACTATTATTCATTTTTTATTCTCCGCTATTATTTTCCAGAAGAACCAAGTTTTCCATCATTTCTATCTGAAGTGTCGTTTTGAATTTCTTCTAAAGACACTTCTTTTATTTCTAGCTTTGGAACTGGTAATACTACAAATTGACAAATGGCTTTTTCGTATGGATAAATAATTTTCTTATTTAAATTTTGATAGTTTTGTAAATAATCTTCTTTTACAATATACCAAGTTTCATTATTTGTGTTTGTAATGGCAATGAACCATTCTCCACGATACGAAGAGTCTATAACTCCGCATGACTGTGTTAATCCTTTGCTACCATTACTACCACGATTAAACATTTGAATATAATAATCTTTATCAAATGAACTATATAATCCTGTTGGGACTAAGGTTGTAGTGTGTGAATATAATTCTAAAAATGGTTCTTCAAAATTAGCATATAGGTCATATCCTGCGTTTGAATCTTCTTTTGATGGGATGTTTACCGTTTCGTTCTTTTTAGCAAATTTAATCAATTATTTTTCTCCTAAAATTTTAGCATATTGATTTGGTGACGCTAATTCTACTCCTAAAATTTCATCATAATGTTTTTCTTGATTTGGTATAAACCTTCCAAACTTTATGATCACATTTTCGTACTGTGATAAAAGAGCAAGTTTATCATACTTATTTAATTCTAATGGTCTATATATTTTGCCACAATAATTCTTTTGGTACACTATCTTTTTGTCTTTATAAACGCATCTGTTATGTTTTCTAATTCCCCATTGACATTTCTAAAAAATCGTTGATTTGTAGTTGGAGAATCTAATGCACCAAGGTTTTCTTCGTAATGTCCTATTTTTATATAATCAAAATTTAACATCCAAGATGATAATTCGTCAATTCCTGTATATAACGCCGTTTTATATTTACAGTCCTTTATAAGATTAATTAACGCATAACTGTCATTCCCTTCTCCCATGAAGCAAACACACGTAATCATGTTTTCATATTTTATTAAAATATCATTAAAATCTGTTTCTAAGTTTTTTCCTATATTTTCTTTAAGCCAAGGAGAATGACAATTCAGACAATTATGAATACAATTAGTCACAGTGAATACTAAAGAAATTTCATTTGGCACTTCTTGAAACGTTACGTAATATCCATCATATTTTATCAATGATATACCCTCTTTGATTCTTCCATTTGCCTTCCTTCGGAAAAAGATGATATCATTTTAAGATATCCAATAATCCTGACAGCATAATCTAAATTTGAACTTCCGCAGTTTGAACACGTTTTTAGTTTATTTTTAGAAATATAAGAGCAATCGTTACAAATTGTGTTTGGAATATTAAATGTAAAATAAGAACATCTTGTTTTTATTGCTATTTCTAATAGTTTAATATATTGTTCTTTTGATAAATGTTCTTCTAAGTTTGCGTGTAGGGCGCAACCACCATCTAGTTTAGATGTAAATTCTCCACCATGCATCATGAATTTATCCAAAACGTTTGTTTTTAAATCTTCTACTAGATATATATATGAATTATAACAATCCCTTGGAACAAAATATTCATCTTCTTTGTCCCATTTTGAATTTTTAATTCCTAAATTTTCAGCCGGAACTTGCTCTGTATTAAACATAATCTCATTTGTTTTATGTTCTTTATTTAGTTTATAAATCGTTTCAAATATTGATTTAACATAATCTTCATATTTTTTGTTTGTAGAAATTTCAATTCCTAAAAATTCTGCACCTTCGGCTAAACCATTTATACCAATGGTTAAATATTGTTTTTTAGGGTCAATAAACCCAGCATCATAAATTTGTATCATATGCAATCGTTGCATATCTTTTAATATTTCATTAAATGCCAACAAGTATTTATGAATTTTATCAGTTTGTTCATATACAGCATCTGTTATTTTGATATTATTTTTTGTTGCATTTTGAACAAGTCTGTTGATATTAATTGTCATTACGCATTTTGATCCAGTTGCTACTCCTCCTGCACCTAAAGTATAAGAAAAAGTATTGTCTGTGAATTCATTGCGAAGCCGACAACACGAGCTGAGGCTGTCAATACTATTACTTCTATACGTGAAAAAACTATGACCTTCACTATACATTTCCGCTACAAAGTCTTTCCATTCTTTATCCACATAATCTTTTCCATCATCTAAAAGACTAATTGTTTCTACTGGAAATGTCAGTATTTCTTTCGTTCGTTCGTTATTAAACCATTTCATAAACGTTTTTTGTAACCAATTTATACTATCCCAAGGCATTTTCGTTCCATCTGGAAAAACAAATTCTCCAAACAGTTGTTCAAAATAATATTTATCAAAATACGCTATGTTCCAGAATACGGATTGGTAGCCTCTTGCCGCCGCTGGTTGATTTATAGAATAAACAACTTGATCGAAACAGGCGTTGATCACATCTTTAATAGTTTTGATATCGCCCAATGAATTTATAACACGTTCTGTATTTAGATAATATTCATTACCATATTCTTTTCTAATAAAATAATCAAGATACGATAAAAATTCTGGTGTACTACAAGCTCCCGCAAGTTGACTACTAACAGCAAATACAAGATTAATAAATCCACCGCAAAAAGACCTAAGATGTTTTGGAACTCCGCTTTTTCCGCCAATACCTTTTAATCCGTTCAATAAAAATGGATACATAGAAATACTAGCACAATAAGGTGTTCCAACAATTGCACCAGCTTCATCGTGTCTATAAATTTCGTGTGTTTCTAATTGCCTCAAATATTCTTCGGCTAATTCAGTATCATATAGTTCTTTAATTTTGTCATACATCATCAACCTATTTGTATATATATTATCTTTTTTGTGAATTTCTCCACCCATCGTTGTTATGTTTTTTGTTTCAACATTAGCGTTAGAATCAACTTCGCTTCCGCTAGATGCGTTTTTTGCCCCAGTATACTTCTTTATAAAGTTTACGGATTTCCTACTACTACTTTCGTATTTGTCAACAAGCATCTGTCATTCTCCAATCATAATAAAAAACACCAAAAAATCCTTTTTATTCAATCAATTTACATCACCTTCCTTTCGTGAAGGTTCTAATTATATCACAAACTATAATTAAAGTCAAGTGTCTATACGTTGCAAATCTCCCACCCAGTACAACCATTTTGGATCAGTTTCATCTTCTACTAACGATACAAGTCTATATTTGTTATGAATTTTTGTATTTTCAATTAAAACTGTAAATTCTTTATCTTTATTTGCTTCTATAAAATCCTTATATTTTTGAGATAAACGTTTATAATCTACTCCGTTTACAATTTGTTCATATTTGAATTTTACTTTACTACCAGCATCAATTAGCTTTTCTTCTGGTGTGTTTTCTAATTTTAAATAATATTCAAGTGTTTCTGCTTGTTCCTTTGTTAGCTTTAATTTCCTGCGTTGTTCTCTGTTCATATAATTCTTCTTTCTCTGTATGTTAAAACATGTATTCTATTCTATATAAGTTGTTCCGATTGTTTCTGAGTCAACAGATGGAGCCAATAGTTCGCAAACTGAGTATAACGCACACAAATAATCAGAACTATCGTTAAAATAGATAGCGTTGTTTGCCTCTTTATATGCTTCCTTAATTCGTTTTTCGTACGGTTCAAACTCTGTTTCCATAATTATCTCCTATCTTCCCAATTAACTTTCATTTTACATTGTGGACAAATTTCACAATCAATTTCTGACCTTATAAACCAATAACCACAATTTCCACATTCTGGATAATAACCATCATAATTAATTGTAATGTGAGTTGTTTTTACTTGTTCGTTATCTTCCTTATTATCTTGCATGTTATCTTCCTTCCTACACCTGTGATAAAACGTGAGATTCATCATATAACTTTAATTCTTATGGTATATATTTTTAACAAATATAATTCTTATAGTATAGCTTCTACATATAATGTGTGCCATCTATCAATGAAATTTTTAAACTTTGATGATTTCTTGTAATCTCTATAAAATTTTGTTTTACTACAAATTCCAGATCCATAACTATCAAACGCTATTCCGGTTTGATAATAACATTCATCTTTATTTTTATCAAGATGTAATACTTTTAGCTTATCATGTTGATATGCTGGTTCAATTCCTATAGTTATAGATTCGTCATCTATTTGAAAATCGAAACCATCCCAGTCTTTAAAATATAAATCAATAGCTTCGTCTCCCATGTTTTTTAGAAAACTATTAACATTTTCATTTTCAGACCATTCGTTATTCATAATCGGTGGAGATGGATTTCCTAATCCAGTATGAATATTTCCAGTCATTCTATGCCGCATGACTATTTCTCCTTATAATAAAACG